AACTTTGCGAGAGATCATCTGCTTAATCTCGGTCCGATTAGTGCTGTCTTGCAGCGGCACTTGTATTGCACAGCCCGCGAGCGCAAGGCTAGACAATACGATTGTCAAGGTCCGTTTCATCAGGCCATGCTATCCCAAGATGCCTATCGAGGGCAACAACTACGTCTGCCTCAGTCCACCATGGCGAGGGCGAAGGATCTCGATTGACAATCTTGCAATAAGACAACCAGAGCTCAGGATTGACCTCCGCGCAGGGCTCATTTTTTGGGTTTTCGGGATTTTGCATTTTCTTTCTCCAATTTATCCGCAAGCATGGTAAAAAGCGCTGCAACCGATCTAAGTTGCGAGACTTTATCTTTATTTTTGATTTTTTGTGCAGATATATTGGCTTTTATATATAGAGCGCAGGAATTTATAATAACTGCGGGATGAGTTTTATCGAATAGATCGTCAAGATCTAATATTTTGTCTAGTGATCTTATTTGAAATTCTTCATAGTCCATTTTAAGCCCCCATAGCTAATTGTTTAAGATTTGCGGCTCTTTTAACCTTCTCGGTTATGTAGGCGTGATATTCATCCCTGATTGCGTCTAGATGCGCGTCAGGGATTGTACTATCGTAAAACCAATTCATTAATGTATTCTTAGCAATATCAATGGCTTGCTCAAGCTCATTATATGTCATGACCTCGGCTCGTGCTTTAAAGTATGATAGCATTGTAGTCCCCTCACTTGTTAAGATCAAAGCCATAAACGGCGGCGGCGCATAGATAGCAGACGAGCAGAAATGCGAGATTTGAGAATAAGTCGAGCATGGTAGTCCCCTTTATTGTGCGACATTGCACATTGAGGGAGCCCGTATAGAGCTCCCCTATCTGCAATTACGCTGCGATTGGTAGATCTTGGCTCAATGCCAATTCCCTAAGATATTCGACCGCCTGAGATGCTTTGCTAGCAGCAGTAATGAAGGCCTTTGGATCATCCTTTAAAAGCTCAATCCAATTTTGGATATAGGCAGCGTGCTGAGTCATGGCATCATAACCAAACTCAGCACACATAAAGGCAGCGCCAAGCTCTGCGACCAATTCCTCGGCAGCATAGGCTCTGTCACCAAAGCGTTTTCCAAATTGACGATTGCAGCGTGCCTCGTTACCAGTCCAATGCACCAACTCATGCAAGGCGGTCTCATAATAACCAACACCTGATTTGAACATTTCATAGGGTGGCAACATGATGTAGTCACCGGCTTGTCTATAATAGGCCCTACCTTCGCCGTGGCGTATGTCAGCGCCGGTGCTTGCCATGAAAGCATCGCACTCACGGTCCCGTTGATCTTGGTTAATCGGTGCCACCGGCTGAGAGCTGAGATTAAGACCTTCGCATTGCTCAATATTAAACACCGTATATGATTTAAGCATAAAGAAGCTCTTATCTTCCTGCGTCTCTTTGTCTTTGCCTTTGACTTGGCTAGCGTAAATGATGTGCGTGCCCTTTTCGCCTTTCTTCACGTTTCCGCCTAATTCTTGCGCTTGCTTGTATGTGAGCCAATTTTGGCTAGCATAAGGTGAGAGCCATAAAAGAACGACATTAGCGCCACTATAAGCTCGCTTTGTAATGGCATTGCGAGGCATAGCGTTTGAACCTTTGCCCGACCATGGCTGAACCCATGGAAGATTGCCTTGGCTCATTTCTGCTAGTATGCGGTCGGTGACTTCCTGCTGAACATTGCGCATTTCAAAACCCCTTTGTTTGCGTCAATATGTGCAGGATATGATTATAATATCTTTATGTCAACAGCTATTATATAAATAATATATAAATAAAATAGATTATATTAAATGAGTGTATATAAGATATAATATATAACCCCCGCCTTATCAGGTCAGATGCCTGGAAGACGCTTCCCTCCCGCGCTCTGACAAGTTACAAAATCTGTAATTTGTAACCATAGCTATTCTAAAAGGGGCCATGCAATCAACCGCCATACCTATAGATATTAACTATAATAGATATAACTCATAGTGTTTGTGTTATGTGATATATATACAGAATAGGCGTGTGAAATGGCCTGAGAGATGGTCCATGGGGGGGTGTGATGTGTGACCCCCACATCTTTCCTTCCCCAAAAAAAATTTCCATATTGGCTTGAAAAGTATTAGATTGATGTTTAGAGTTTAGAGATACTGTTGGGGACAGACATAATTATGATTGAGAAGGGCGTACCGATACCTGATAGGCTTGTGATTGATACTGGCGCTCGGTTTCCTTTTTTGAAGGACATGGAGGAGGGGGATTCGTTTATGGTTGAGATACCAGACGATGACTTCTTTGCGATTGAGGCGAGCTCTGTGAGGGCTGCGGTATGGCGTTATGCGCGGATGAGTGGGCGCAAGTTCATCAGCCGCAAGGTCGAGGGAGGTCTGCGGATATGGAGGCTCTCCTAGACGTTTGTGAAGGCGTTATGGTGCTGATCGCTGTGATGGTTATCATGGCTATATTCACGCAATTGTGATTAACGCGGGGTGGAGAAGTAGTATCTCATCTGGCTCATAACCAGAAGATCGCGTGTGCAATTCACGCTCCCGCAACCAAATCTAAAGGGGACACATGGACAAGTCGTATCGCAGTCTTATCAAGGCCGTGACGTGGCGTATAACGGGATCGCTCGATACGTTTATCCTGACGTTCGTCATTACCGGCAAATTTGAAATAGCCCTTTCAATTTCCTTTTTTGAACTCTTTACAAAGATCTTTTTGTTTTGGGCGCATGAACGCGTTTGGAATATTATTAGCTGGGGCAAGTCAGATAAAAATAAATCATCTGAATTTATTGAACTTAATTTTTATAGAAGCATCCATCATATTGATAAAGAAGATGAGCGTCCAACTAAAATTTCAATTAGAAAATCTGTTATAGATTCTGTTACTCCGTATAAAAGCAATAATGTTCCCGGTCTTATAATTGGACATTCTGCAAATACTTTTGGAGAACAATTTTTTATTAAAGATATGTCTTATGAAGATTTTATGAAAGAATTAGAAAATGAGTAAATTTGATCTTAAAAAGTTTTACCAGTTTTGCTCTCAATTAAAGATCGAGACAAAAGAGCAGGGCTTGAAGAAAATGGGCCATCTACTCGGTACGCAAAAATATGTGATGGAAGAAATTGCAAAGGGGCTTGAAAATGACTGTCATTTCTTCGTTATCCTTAAGGGTCGGCAATTGGGGATTACAACTATCTCCCTCGCTCTCGATCTCTACTGGCACTTTACCAATCCGGGGTTGGGAGGGACACTTACAACGGACACTGAAGAAAACAGAGATATGTTTCGCTCCACCTTGGCGAACTATATGGACGGGCTTCCCAAAGAATATAAAATTCCGATGCTGGCGCATAACCGAAACCAGCTCTCTCTCAAGAATAGGTCGAGGCTCTTTTATCAAGTCGCAGGCACACGCTCGAAGGGAACTTTGGGACGCGGCAAAGCTATCACGTTTCTCCACGGTACAGAGACATCATCTTGGGGAGATGAAGAAGGACTTGCCTCGCTCTTGGCCTCGCTTGCAGAAACCAATCCTGACCGTCTCTACATATTCGAATCCACAGCTCGTGGCTTTAATATGTTTCACGATATGTACAAAACAGCACGAACAGCCAAAACGCAACGCGCCATATTTTGTGGATGGTGGCGTAATGAGTTTTACTCCGTGCCGGCGGATAGCGAAGTCTACAAAAGCTATTGGGACGGGCGTCTTACCGCTGAAGAAAAAGAATGGCACAGGGATATTAAGAAGCTCTACAACTTTGAAATAAACTCGCGCCAAATGGCGTGGTGGCGGTGGAAACTGCAAGAAGGCATCAAAGATGATGCGTTGATGTATCAAGAATTTCCGCCCACGGAAGATTATGCTTTCGTGATGACAGGATCTAATTTCTTCTCGAACTCAAGGTGTACAGATGCCGCTAAAACCGCTAAATCCAAAAAGTATGACTCGTACCGCTACGCCTTCGGGGCCAACTTCCAAGACACAGAAGTCCTCAAAAGCAACCCTCAAAATGCAACCCTCAAAGTCTGGGAAGAACCAATCGACACAGCCTACTATGTCATCGGGGCTGACCCTGCTTATGGATCGTCTGACTGGGCAGATCGATTTTGTATCCAAGTCTACCGCTGTTACGCAGACGGGTTGGATCAAGTTGCGGAGTTTGCCACGAGCGAACTTAACGCATATCAGTACGCATGGGTTATCGCTCACTTGGCTGGAGCGTATAAAAATTCTACTCTTAACTTGGAAGTTAACGGCCCCGGACAGGCTGTTATACAAGAACTCAGAAATCTCAAACGGCAAGCAGCAGTCTTAGGCGGTCAAACAGGACGTGACCTCATGGACGTCCTTTCGCACATGACAAACTATATCTGGCGTCGTAACGACACCATCGGCGGCAATCTTTCAAACGCAATTGGTTTTCAGACAACATCTCAAACCAAAGAGCGTATGATGAACTACATGAAAGATTATTTTGAACGTCAGATGATGATTGTTCATTCGCTCGAACTCCTCGAAGAAATGAAATCAATTCGTCGTGATGGTTCAACCATTGCTGCGCCCGGAAGATCAAAGGACGACAGAGTCATGGCATCAGCTCTTGCTGCCGTTGCGTTTGCAGAACAGATCCAACCAAAGCTCATCATGCGTCAAATCTCGCGCAAGGTATCGCACCAGCAAGAGAGCTATACGCCTGAACAATTGTCCGTCGGTCGCAACGTCTCAACATATCTTAAGAAGCTTGGCATCTATGGTAATTGAAGACATACTTCCAAAGAAAGAAATTTACGCCCAGATTGAACGCTACAGAGACG